ATGACGATTAATGAATAGCCATCTGTAAAATATCACGACTCCGTCCAGGTAAAAATTTCACGCACAATGCGCAGGGAAAAGACCCCGCGCACCGATTGTTACAAAAAACAAGACAGAGTTGACCGAAGTCGATACTCTACAGATGCCGAGGGCTTTCGCCACTAGACTTTAAACTTGAGATACTAGAAATCAAGACAAACCGACCGTGCCAGTTTGTTTTAAATGGTATGTTAAATTACTCTCTTACCAGAGAGCTTTCCCTTCGAGGCGACGCATCAAGCGTACTTAGGGGCCTCCAGTCCCCACAAGGAGACTAAATTGTATAAATGGTATGTTAAATAACTCTCTTACCAGAGAGCCTACCTTTCGAGGCGACGCGTCAAGCGTTCTTAGGGGCCCCCAGCCTCCAAAAGAGGAGACTAAATTGTTTGATTGGTATGTTAAATTACTCTCTTACCAGAGAGCTTTCCCTTCAAGGCGACGCATCAAGCGTACTTAGGGGCCTCATGCCTCCGTGAGGAGACTTAATTAGCCGTTGGGATCGCTGGCAAACGAAGGAACGTAGGAACATTCAGGAAATAGTATAGACTATAATCCGTACCCACTCCAAAATACTTCCAAATCTTCATCGTATTCGAAGCAACCTGAGTAGTCAGTTCGCTCGTAGTGATGAGGAGTTTATATGTATCTCGGTCCGAACCATCGTAAGCTGAAGCTGAGGGCACAGTTGAAGGCTGCGAGGTATTCTGGGGGCGTGTGGACTGAAACTTGTAGTTCGTGTAATTGGGACAACTCACTGAGAGTCCCGCATTCGTATACTGACTAGTCAAAGACACACCACCACTTGTTTGTGGATATGAGCTCAGGAAAAACCGAGCATTAGCACTCACAGTACCTGCGGCCTGTCCTGCCTTTGTTTCACCAGCCAATAAATTGAACTGATTAGCACGAACAACAGAAACAGAAGCAATAGGATTCACATTATCAATATTGAAATGCCACATACCTGCACCCTTCTGCGCGATAAACGCAGGGGCAATCCAATGGTATGGTGTTGGCTGAACATAATTGAATGCGAAGTTGGACAAAGGGACCAGCGTACCTTTTGCTGAATGAACACCCGCAGGATCATAACCATAGTATAGAGGGTATTTTCCAAACGTGTGCTGTGTCAACATCATCACACTAGATCCCGATACCGCAGAATCCAAATTAACTTCCACAAGATTGGAACGACGTAGTAATGGGCGCAAAGAACGCACACACTCACCAAAATTCATCTTGTAACGGTCAGGATCCAACATAGCGACATTGGTACCCGTTACCACAGTAGTAGGGCACGGCTCATCAACGTCAGCTGATTGGAGAGGAAACGAAGTAAAACTAGTTCCCGGCGCCAGTGGGTTTGCATACTCCATATTGTCGGCAGCACGGACTGAAATAATAACAGGAACATTTGACGTTGAAACAGGTGCAGTCACAGTAGTAACTACACGCATTGAAATCGTACCATTGTCCGTACTATCCACCATAGCGAACGAGGGGGATGCAGATGTTGAGAACGGAATATTACCGGTATTAAACGAAGTGTTCGTCTGCAACCATCCCAGTGCCTGTTGGTAGGGCACACGAATCTCCACATCGGAATCTACACCAAGATCAACAATTTGGGTATAGACCGCAGCTGATGTATCCGCAGTATTCAAAATATTTGCTCCCGCATAACCCTGTGGATCGTATGAAATCTTCACTCGACCCTTATGGAAGGGGGACGCAATAAAGCGAAAGCGGAAGATAATATCCCCACGCCAATTCTGAAACAAGTTCGCGATCCATGCAATAGGCGTAAAATACATTTTGCTGTTTGCAACAGAACCATCAGCATCAAAAAGAAATGGTGTTACACGCGACGAAAATAATATCGTGTCTACTGTCGAGCTAGTCGACCATGTCGCGGTAGTTAGATAACTCTCTCTCTGGATAAGGGAATCGATCGCCAATTCGTCGTGACCAGGAAGGCCAACCGCCGATGGGTCAATACTCAATTCATTCTTAGAATCCAAAGTTAATTTCTCTACAGGATAACCAATCTCTGGTGATGACAGTTGGGGAAACGGACTTGGGCGCAGTGGCATAGTGTCAGCTATAACGGGCACATTTGTGTACCCAAATAACTTCGCAACTCCAGCCACTGCACGTGCTCCCATTTCAGTCGCAGTAGCAAATTTACCGATAATAGGTATGCCCTTGAGCAGTCCTGCAATGTTGGCAACAGCACTGGCGGGTCGAGAGACCACACCCTCACCATACTCATCTGACGACTGCATGGCCAACCCAATCGATGGACCAGAAATCACTACATTCTCGGCCCAGGTGAAGACTTGCACTGTCACTCCTGTTCCTGTCACACCATTGGCACTCTGCAACTGCGTGTAGTTAATGAAATCCAGACGTCCCATATCTGCAAAATCCTGTGAAACTTGAGCGCGCAACCAATTTTTCTGATAGAAGAACGGCAATACCATTTCTCCTCCCTCATTGTCTTGTGGATAAATCCATAAACCAGGGCGCTGAGAATAAGGTATAAGATAGCGAGTTCCAGCATCATTAAGAATGGTTGAAGGGGTAAAGTTAGGTAATGGTTGATAAATCATCTTTAGCGCACCATAATAAAACGGCGACGCATTGATCAAGACTTTAACCTTCAGATTGCACTTCACGAACCCAAAATTGTTCAATTTGAACTTAATTCGGGCATCATTAAAGAAGAGTTGCCAAGGATTGATTGAGGAAAGAGTAGTTCCAATTGCATCAGATTCATTCCACGTGAAAGTGGCGACACGTACTGGACGCGCAAGGAACTCAGAGAGTCCTGCGCCAGTTACCGCGTCCGCCTCTGCCAAATGGTCATCCGGTGCCGGCGTCCCAACAGACAGACCACTAGTCTCGTCCATAAAGGTAACCGTTTGGGCTTGGGTGACTTCCGCTTTCGTCGATGTCGGTAATCCCTCTGCCACATCTGCTGACTGCATTTGTAGTAGTGGGAAGCATGGGCCATAATTCTGGAGATGGCCCTCCTCACGTACATTTTCATTAAAATTGTTGAGCTACTTTACAACCACGTAACCTGCCCAGGCTACGCGGAGGGGTTGACTAAATGTGTCTCAGCAACACTTCCGTAAATACGGACTTCGGGGATCGCCCATGCGAAGATAAAATGTACACTCCACGCTCTCCTCCCTGTGTCAAAGGTCAGAGCAGTAACTAGCATACACGTCGGATTTTGGATTGTTGAACCGAAGTTCGGTGGGACCTTCCGGAAGGCCCCGGGGCGGTGCCTTAGCACCGCTTTCCTGCCGTGAAGTCAATAGACGTGACGGGCACGCTATTGAACTCCTTCTTCAGGTGATGCCACGAGGGAAACGTGGCTTCTGTAACGTAAGCTTGTAGTCCGCTTTCTTCAGTGATTTCCATAAGCATTTCACGCTTATCATTGAACACAGAACTTCCGTACCAGAAATACTCCCGAACAGCACTATTCACCACATCCACAGCTTGCGTTTGAGCGCAGACAGTTTTGCTTGACACGCCCACCATAAGCATCTTCTCAATAGACGCTTCCTCTAGAGGTGCTACAAAACAATTAAGTTCATCATCATACCGCCACGTCCTTTTGAGGAACGAAACCTCATCAATAGACACATACGGAACCGATTCGGCTTCCTTATCTGGCATGGTATACGTGATACCAACTTCGCCCAAAGCGTGTTGAATGTTGACATGATTGAATTGTGGGGCCTCTTTGCTAACCCCCATAACATTGTCATCACCATAGGTCATAAGAGCCACAAGTGTTTGGAATGAGCACAACATTGAAACTGAATATAAGGTTGCAAAAGCATAACGCATGTACAAGGAATTGGCGAAACAATTGATGATAACAGTGAGTGGATGCCCTGAGGGATTGCTCCCATAAAACTCAATCAAATCTCCATTAAAATCAGTCAACGGGAAAGCGGTATCCTCCGCAATACACTGCATCACAAGCAGATCCTCCTCCGAGTATCCTGCCATGCGAGCAATGCAAATCATCACATGGAAAGAGTAGAGAATAACCAAAGACGACATGGTTTTGTCAAAAGCGCGATAATCACCAGCTACCATCTGATTGGTACCATGCTGAACCAAATATTCACGCATCTGGTTCCACTCCTTCGATTGAGCAATTGTTCCCACTGCGGCTTCGAACACATAGCGGTTATTCTGCACCAAACGAATAATTGATAGGTAATACATTCGTACCACAATCGACCAATCGATAGGTGAACCTGTAAAAATTCTAGTTTTCTGACTATCAATTTTCCGCTTAGGTAAAGCTTCATCCTTCAAATGTCCTGTAAAAACGGGATATACTCGACGCCCCGCCCTGTACTCATTGAGGATATGAGCCACGCGCTCCATTACCTCATCATTCACATCAGCAGGGTCTTGCAATCCATTCCTTGGGGAACCTCTAGTCATACAATACTTCTTGGATTTGTTCCATGGTGCGCCCATACTCGTAGTGCGCTTCATCTTATCCACGTAAGCCACACCAGCCGCGCCGTTGATGGCAACATCCACATCATATACCTTGACCTTGGCTAACTCCTCTGCGGGAATTGCCCTCATGATATCATTGTAGTAACTGTCAGCACACGCGCGAAGGATAGCAGGATTCATCTTTGAAACTGGATTTGTCATATCAAGCAAACCATTCCTCCAAGGCATGTATCCCTGTAATACAGGGGGGTATGCATTAATCTTGTATCCACGCTTTCCTAGCGCATCCGCAAGCATGGTAGCCCGCACACGCGACTTGGTAGCCGCTCGAAAACCAACAAATGAACCATACACTGCTGCCTGACCATTCTCAATGAAGCGTATAGGGCTCTTTTTATGCAGTTCTACTAGCGTTCGTGGCGCGGTAGGAGCACTCAACATTGGTTCTCCTGCTTGCACACACAGTGGTTCAAGTTCTTGCAAAACACGCTGAACAAAAGGTCGCGTAAGTGGATTGGCACCCACACAGTTCATCTTTCCACCCAAAAGGTGAATTCCTAGAATCACAAATCCTACTGGTGAGTGGGTAACCAAAACAGCTCCACAATCTCCCTGACAGGTGTCTTTGGGCACACTACCCCACCATACGTCAAGGGGCTCTTCCAGGGAAGCAACCGTTGCCAATTGCATATGAATGTTATCAACGTTCATCTTCTTAATACCTCCTTCTAAGTTTCGCATAATATAGAGACCTGAATGGACCCCACGGAATGTTGGCTCATGAAAGTACTTCGTGATGTTTTTCTTTGGTGGAAGATTCCTTATGCACAA